GCCACCGGATCAATATCACATTGCCAAAAATTCCACGGCGCGCCGGCCGGCAGATAGCCACCGCTCACGGTGTACGGCCCCGGATGATAATTGAGTTCGCCCGCAGGATTGGCCTTCTGGCGCGGTGTGACCCACCGCGCCAGGTTGTCGAGCACGCCCATGATCAACGCTTGTCGCGTGTGGTGTATCTGCCGGCGGGCTCATCCGGCGTCATGTCACGCTTTTCGTCTGCCTTCTTCGCCCGCGTGATCGGTGGCTCGGGCGGCGGTGTCACGCCTTGTGCCGTGTCCCATGTCTGCTTTGCCCAGGCATGAGCGGCCTCGAGCGCAGCCGTCCGCTCCTCATCGCTGAGCGGTGGATGCGGTTCCTCATCCGGCGCGGCAACGTGAAACGGATCGACCGCCCAGTGGTTGTTGATCGCACTCTCGGCATCGGCTGACGAAACTGTCAGCCGATGATCCCGATACGGGCCGAGCAGTACCTGGATCTGTTTGGTTTCGTCAGCCATTTTTTGATCCTCCTACCAGATGACCGATGCGACGGTCTGCACCATACTCGCCCGCCGCATAACCCACGACACGTACAAGCTCATGCGAATGGCAACCGCGTCGGTCTGGAACAGCGAGCGCATCGGCACCGCAAGCACACCCGAGCCCTGCGTGCCAGTGCCGAGCGCGAGCGGCGTCGTGTCTTCCTCGTGCAGCGTTGCCTCGGTCGACACCGCAAAACGCGGCACGTCGCCGAGCGCGGTGGCAAAGTCGGCAGCGTCCACCGCGATCACCCGCCCGGCTGGAACGGTGGCCGAGACGATGAACCGCACACCGAGCTTGCGCCCTGCTTCCTCCACGCTGGAAAAAGCAAAGTCGCCGGTCGTGGTCTGCACAAAGTTGAGCGCAAGCGCCTGTGCCGGATTGACCAGAACCGCAATCGGCCCGCGTCCGCCGCCGCCAGCCGCAGTGATCGCCGCAACCAGTGCTTTCAGGTCGGCGGTCATGGCAGCCAGTGCCGGCGTTGCCGCCGAGGCGGTGATCGGCGTCACACCGTTGAGCAGACCAGCCGGACGCACGCCGGCCGATGCCGCAACGTTGTCGATCAGGTAGGTGTCGAGCGCAATGCCGGTGTCGTCCGACATCGCCTGGCGGATGATGCCCTCGATCGACGGCATGCCGTAGGTCGCCATCTCCTCGCTGAAAGTGCTGATCACCGAAAGCTTCGTCGGCGTCAGGCTCACGGTGCTGAAGCTCGCCCGCTTGACCGGCTTCGCCGCGCCCTCGCCAGTCCACGCACCGGCCAGCGTCGGCGTGTTCGCACGCACCGGAATTTTCAGCACGCCGTTGTTGCCAAACGTGTAGCTCGGCCCCATCGCCTTGAGTTGCGGGAAAATAAAATTCGGGATCAGCCGGTCGAGATAATCGACGTTGCTGGTCTGCACCAACTCGGCCGCCCAGGTCGCAACCGTCGTCATCGCGGGATTGACCGCGGCGCGCAGCACGATGCTGGTCATCTCGTCATTGCCGTAGCCGTCGCGCAGGATCTTCTCGATCGGGTCTTTCAGCACATGCGCCTTGGTCCAGGCCGCGAGCGCGCGCGCGACATGATCGCCCGGCTCGAGCTTCTTTTTCGGCACGGCAAACAGTTTGCGCCCGTCGCCATTCTGCAGCGCCGGCGCCGTGCTGGTCAGCGGCGGCATGATTTCCGGCTCGCGCCGATCGGGCTGAGCCGGGGTTGCGGGACTGTCGTCGACCAGCGACCGCTCGACGCGCCGATGCGCTTCAAGCTCGCGCCGCGCTTCCTCGATCTGCTTCGGCAGATCTTCCTGATAACGCTTCGTCTCGTCGGCATCCAGGTCATCCCTGGCCGCCAGGTCGTTCAGGCTGTCGCGCAAAAAGCTGATGTTCTGCTGTGAGTTTTGGATCTTCTGGGCAATCGTCTGCGTCTGCATTTTCGTTCTCGTATCCACGATGGATTTGCCTGGCTTGGCATGAGCCGTGCGCAGCTCATCGAACCTTCCTGCTGTCTTGCGGAAGACTTCGGCGAGGACATCGCGCGGATAGTCCTTGGAAAGCGCCAAGGCATTTGGGTTCGCCGGAACACTCACAATCGAGCATTCGAGCAGCTCGTGCCGGGTGAACCGGAACGGCCCGTGGTGCGGGCTCGCGTCCTTCGTCAGCGGCTCTTTCGCGATCGGCTGAAATCCGACCGACACGGTGCGCAGCACGCCCTCGCGCACGAGATCGCGGATGTATTGCCCCATCGGCCACTTGTCGGATTTCGCCCACACGATGCGGCCGAGCAACTTGCCGTCCTTCACCCGCACATCGGTCCAGCGCCCGACGATCTGATCCCGGTTGTGATTGAACAGCACCACCGGGTCAGACTTGAGCCGATCGAGCTGCCAGCCGCTCGGCTCGACAACATCGCCCATGCGATCGAGCGAACCATCGGACAACACGAATTCGTCCGGCTCGCCACCCGGAGGCGGCGCCGCGCGTTGCTGATAATGCATGATGATGTTTCCGGGTTTAGCCGATCAACGCCGCAATGTCGTATTCCGGTGTCGCCGTCGTCGCCTTCAGCGCACCCACCGCCATGATCGCCGCAACCGCTATGTCAATCCGCCCATATGCCTTCGACTTGTCGAGCTTGCAGTTGTCCGCGGGATCTCGCACCACAACCGCATTGTGGAAGCACCAGCGCAGCAGCGGATGGTTGCCGTGCCGAATGCGGCCGTTCACCGCCAGCAGTTGAAACGCCTTCACCGCCGGCGACATGTCCTGAAAGCCCTGGCCCATCGGCTCGAGCGGCGCCGACACACCGAGCCGGTCCATCACCTGCTTGAACTGCTTGATCGCCCAGCGGTCATAGTTGACCTGGCGCAGGTTCATTTCCGCGCCAGCATCCGCCAGCGCGACCGCGACCCAGTCGTAGTCGATCGCCTTGCCGGGCACCGCAGTGAGTTGCCCGGCGCGCACCCATGCGTCGTACGGTGCGCGGTCGTACAGCATCCGCTCGGCCAGCGTGTCGGCCGGCGTCCACGCTCGCGGCAACAGATGCACGTTGCCGTCGTCGTCCTCGGCCGCCAGAACCAACGCCGTCAGATCGATCGTAGACGACAGATCGAGCCCGCCAAACACCGGCCGCCCGTCGCCGAACATCGCCTCGTCGATCGGCGCATCGCCCAGCGCCCAGACTTCCGGCGTCAGCAACTGATCACGCGCATGCGGCGCAATCCGCTGGTTGAGCCGCAGATTGCGGAACGCGCTCTCGAACGACGGCATCCGCCGCGCCCGCTCGGCCTCCGCCATCACGTCGGCCTCGTTCAGGAACTTGCCGAACGCCGGGTTCACCGCGCGGATCACCGCCGGATCAAACGGATCGGCATCCGCAGGCGCCGACAACAGATGCACCACCATCGACCGGTCGCCGGCCGTCTTCGCGTCGTCGATCAATTGCGAGAGCGGATGGTCATCGTCGGCCGCCTGCGTCGAGATCACCACGCCGAGCGAACGCTTGCGCTTGCCCATCGCGGTTTGCAGGTTGTCGAGCAGCACCCGATCCTTCGCCTGGGCCAGCTCGTCGTATGCCCAGAACGTCGGCGACAGCCCGTGAGCACGCCGCGCATCCGCGGACAACGCCTCGTATTTTGATCCGACGCCAAAACCGTCGATAACCTCGATCCATTTGCGGTACCGCTGGATGTTGCACCGCGCCGCGAAATCCGGCTCGGCCAGGATCACCGCTTCCATCTCGTTGAAAATCAACCCCGCCTGCATCCGGTCGATGCCGGCCGAATAACACTCACCGCGCATCTCGGCTTCCGGCCCGAGCAGATGGCAAAGCTCGAGCCCGGCGATCAGCCCGGTCTTGCCGTTGCCCCGCGGCTCGGAAAAAATTCCAAGTCGTACCGGGTCAGTTTCCGCACGCCCGTACAGGTCGTCGATGAAGGCCCGTTGCGACGGCAACAGTTTCAGTTTGCGCCCGGTCAGGTTGCCTTTCGTGATCGGTAAAAATTCCAGAAACGCGATCACTTTCTCGACGCGCGACATGCCCTTGCGGTCCCACGGCAACACACGTGCACGCTTCCGCCCCGCAACCGTGTCTCGCGCCTCCTTGCGCGCCTGGCCCTGAAACCCACGCAGCCCCATGCTATTGATCTAAAATAATAAAATTTGGCCCAGCTTCTTG